TATCTTTTTTTTATTTTATTTTATTTTTTGCTTGACAAAAAAACTTCAACATTTTTCTTGACAAATAACTTTGCTGGCACTATTCCGAGCGCAGCGAGGAATTGTAATAGTGTTAGTCGGAAATAGTGTAGTGTTAGGAAATAGAATAGTGTTAGGGACAAATAATAAAACCCTAAATAACAAATAATTAAATAACAAATAATATATCAACAAATAACCGATAGCATGATAATCAATGCATCTTGATTATTCATTTATGTTGATTACTCATTTATGTTGATAGTACATTAATCTTAATTACTTAGTCATCTTGATAATCGATTGATCTTGATAGTACATTTATCTTAATTATTAATTAAAAATCTTTTTTATTCTTTTTTGTTTGCATTGTTTAAAAGAATGTTTTAAAATGCTGTTTTAATTCTAACCACTATATTATTACCATGTTAACAGAAATTATATTCCAGATCCTAGTCATTCATTTTGAAGCTTTTAAGCAACGCACAGAAAGCGATTGCTTGGCTCCCTTCTATTACAAGAATGGCTTTACTATTAGCAAAGCTTTTTTGAAGCTCGATTTTCAAGCTTTATCGTCTCATGATTTGCCTGTTGTTACTACTGAGGTAGACAAGCAATTTATTAGAGATTTAGAGGATAACTACCAAAGTCTAATTGCGTATATTATGCACATGCATCTTAACGCTCGAGGCTTTGGCATTTGGTACGTAAACGCCGAGGAAGAGGAGATGCATAGAGAATCATTTGCATACAATCACATTTTTCATCAAGAACTAGATCACGATCTTCTTTCCAACGTCGGAAAGGATATTCTAGACAAAGATTTTATTTATCAGGATTTGACCTATTTAGGAGACAATCCTGCTATTAAGACGCTAGAGGAAGATGAGACTGATAGGAATTTCAACACTATTGAGCAGTCTTATATTAACGCCGTTGTCGAGGTTTACAATCACGCTATGGAATGCGAGACAGTCTTAGCTGATTGCTCTCCTCAGTAATTTATTAACTAGCCCTCCCTCGGGAGGGCGCAACCTTCCAAGTATATGAGTATAGACGAAATTGACATGCTACACTTCAACGCTAATTACCAGCCTGATCCTAAGCGCATAACGTGCAAGGAATGCGGGCGCGGTACTGTAGCGCTGCGGTATGAATCTGAAAACGTTTGTGGCCGTTGTGGAGCGACTTATAACCTATTTGGGCAGCGCGTTAAAAACCCTACGTATGAATCTCAGCAGGGCGGCAGATGCGAAGATGCGCCATGCTGTGGCTGTTGTCCGTCAGCATATTAACCCATCACGAGAGCGGCTTTTATTAGCCGCTCTTTTTTGTTCTCTTATTTCAGATTAATTTTTTTTAATTTGACATCTTTTTTCTTGACAACTTTTTTATTTTTTTTCTTGACAAGTTTTTTTGATTTTTCTCTTGACAGCCCTTCCCCCATTTAGCGTTGTAACTCCCTAAGTATCAACGACTTACAGCGACGCGGCCACCGCTGCCTCGTAACTCGTTGGTTATCAACGACTTACACGACTAAAAAGGGATTTTGTTTTGTGGTAGTGTTAGGGTTTTGTGTTAGTGTTAGAGTTTTGTATAGTGTTAGGATTTTGTGATAGTGTTAGGGTTTGTGGTTATGTTAGTGTTTGGATTGTGTTAGTGTTAGACTAACAGACACACAAAAAAACAGCCGCCCCTCTCGGGGCGACTGCCACTATACTTCCAATAAAATTTTTATACTTTTGAATTGAGTTTATTAGTTGCCCACTCGAGCCACATCATTATGGTCGCCCACACTAACGGAAGCACAAACATTATAAACATTAGCTGACCACCGTGCCAGCCCTTGATACTTTGCTTTAGAGAATCGCCAGCGCCTAACCATATTGCGAGTAGTGTTAGTGTTAGGCTAGTGCTTAAAGTTACTAGGCAAGTGAACAAGTACCAGTGAGTAAGTTTATTAAAGAAATTTTTCATGTTATGTTAGGATTTTGCGCCCCTCTCGGGGCGCTTGATTATTTATTTTTCGTTAAGGGTTTCGAGAGCTTGCTCTATTTCTTTTACTTTTTTATTTATGAACTCTAGCTTGCGATCAGTTGCGTAGTTATCTAAACCTAGAATCCATTTTATAGATTCACTAGAAAGTTCGACCTGATGCGTTGCTATGTCTTTACGATGCGATAATGGCAAATTTTTTACACTCATGTTTTTGAAAGTTGCGTCCCTTGCGGGACGCTTTAGAATTATGCTAGTGTTATGTTGGAAACTGTTAGGGTTCTGTGAGTTTCTTTATTATCTCGGTCAAGGTCAATGACCTCGGCCGTTACGGTGGCATTGCCATTTTTAGCAATCCATGCATTTTCAATGTTGGTAACTGTGAAGTTACGATCTGAATTTTCAGCATTATTGACCGATGATTTCTTAGCTGTGTAAACGATAGTTTTACCGCTGAGAACTGAATTTGCAAGGTCGACAGATGCGACCTCGGGCGCATTAGATTCGAGACTTGATTTAATTTTATTTATTGGATTCATGTTTTAAGCTTACTCTATACTGATATATATGTCAAGCGCTGAAAGCAAAAAAACAAAAGTTTTTTTAAATATTTTTCTTAATAGTACTTGACAAGGTGACCCACCCCATTTCTGAAAAGAAATCCTAACACTTTACGCAAAAAGCGGCGGGGGGAGTGCGATTTCAATTTGTAAACGTCAAATACCCCCACCCCTTTTCTCGGCGCGGTTTTCGGGGCCAAGGTATTTATTATCTTTTGTTTAAAAAAATAAACCCCGTGTAATATAAACAAATGAGTTTATCATATTCCAATCTGCCTGTTTATGTAGGGGCGCAGAACACAAACAGTATCATAGAGGTTGATGCGTACATACCGTCTACTCAAGCTAATGTATCATTAACGGCTACTAATACTGCAAAACGGTTATTGGGGCGAGACGTAACTTCCACTGATCAATTCCGAGTAAATGGGCCATTGGGGGCTAATATATCATTTAGTTGTTTTTTAGATCCAGTTTTTGCTGGGGGGTTTGATTTTATGGCGGCTGATAGGGACACTAGTTTTTTTCCTATACAGATTGGGGGTAATTTATATAAGAATTGTTATTTAAGTGATTATTCTATTTCTGTTGCTCCCTATGTGCCTGTGACATTGAGTGCTAATTTTGTTTCTTTAACTCCTGCTAGTGGGGAGAAGGTGGGTGGTGATGCTAATCCTTATGGTGGGGTTGCTTTGCCATTTGATCCTGATGATATTGCATATGGGCATACATGTACGCTTGCTAATATGACTACGGTAGTTGGTAGTGTTCAATCACAAATTAATTATAGAAAGACATTCTCCCGCACCCCGATTTACCCTTTGGGGTCTACTTTAGCTAGTAGTATGCTTTTAGATTCTGTTGAATCACAAATGTCTATTACTTCTACTGGTTTGGGTAATTTGATAGATTTCAATGGTACTGAGCTTAGCAGTAATCTTACAGTTAATCTTCTTAATGTTGACGGGGATGTGACTATCCCTGCTTTAACTATGACTGCTGGAGCAAAAGTATTAACGCAAGGGTACAATGTTAATGGGGGTAATACTTTATCTGCATCTGCGACAATAAAAGAGATAAATTTATAAAGTATTGGTGTAAAGATAAACAATGCCCCGAAAGAAAGCTTCCCCTTCTAAGCAAGCGCCTTTTGAGATGAAATCTAATTTTCACTCAATAAATTTCAAACAGCGCGATTTTAACTTCAACGCCAAGCAGCGATCTCTTCTTGAGTCAATATTAGATAATGATACAAAAATAATATTTGTAGCAGGTCCAGCAGGATCTAGTAAAACATATATGTCCGTATATGGCTGTTTACAAATAATGTCTAAGGATTTTGATAAAGACTTACTTTATATAAGAAGTATAGCCGAAAGTGCTGATAAAGGCTTAGGTAGTCTCCCTGGAGATATTTCAGATAAATTTGATCCCTTTCTTATGCCTTTGTACGATAAGTTAGACGAAATGGTACATGAGGGCGATACAGCCTACATGAAACAGATAGATCGTATTTCTGCTGTACCTATAAACTTTTTAAGAGGCGCTAACTGGAACAACAGGCTTATTGTGGCAGATGAAGCACAAAATTTTACTTTTAAAGAATTAACCACTTTAATCACTAGAGTTGGAGAAAACACAAAACTAATTATCTGCGGCGACTTCATGCAAAGCGATATAAATGGCAGGAGCGGGTTTAAAGAAATGTTTGATTTATTTAGTTGTGAGGAGTCTGTAGAGCATGGGATTACTTCATTTAAGTTCACCAACAGAGATATTGTTAGAAGTAAAATATTAAAATATATTGTTTCTAAAATTGAAAATCATAAATCAGTGTAATCATATATATATAACAAGGCGACCGTCCAAGCGACAGCGGCCAACAGCTTTTTTTAAAAGAGACAACGATCTTGTTAACTTTAGTGTAATAAAAATTAGAAAAAATTCTTTTAAATTATATAAATATATAAGCTTATGAGCCATCTGTTCTGTCCTAGTTGCGGCGCTAAATTAGAGTATGCTAATGCAAAGCCTAATTTTTGTGTCAAATGTGGTGTCCAATTAAATACTAGTTATGCTTCTAATACTGCCCAAGATCAACAAACAATAGTTGAGAATGTAGATTTTGGAGAAGACGAAACAAATGCGGAATATGTACCAAATATAAATAAATTACAAGTCGATTATGAGGTCGATAACACCAATACTTTTACGTTGGGTTCATTAGCAGGAGAAAATACTCCTTCCAGTAATACTAGGAGGAATAAACCAAAGTCTGTTGATGAATTCATTAATGAAAGAGGAAAACCGTAAAAAAACCTACGAAGATTGCTCGGACATTATAGATCAGGCTATACTCAAACAAAAATATAAATGGCGGTTAAACGCGGTTAAGTGGTTTGATTTTAATGATGTACAGCAAATTATAAAAAGCCACATTTCAAAGAAGTGGCATATGTGGGATCAATCTCGTCCTCTTGAGCCATGGATAGGCAGGATAATTTCTAATCAAATTCGCAACTTACTGAGGAATCATTATGGCAACTATACCAATCCCTGCACAGCTATAAATTTACCTAATCATAACAAACATACTTGTGCAGTTTGTAATAAGTGGGGAAAAACTAAAAAAATAGGGTTAGGTCTTAAAATTCCATTATCTACAGAAGACTTTAGTAAAGAGGTACATAATCGAGCTTATATTGATTTTGATTTTAAAAGGTCTTTAGGCAAACTGGATTTTCACATGGAAGCTAAATTAAGCCATGTTCATTACAAAGCTTATCGCATGTTGTATTTTGAAAAGAAAACAGAACAAGATGTAGCTAAGTACATGGGTTATAAAATATCCCCCGAAAAAAACAAGCTGGGTTACCGCCAAGTAAAGAATTTAAAAAAGAAGTTCCTACAGCTGGCTATGGAAATACTAAGAAACAAAGATATTATAGATGATGGATCTTTCTGAAGAACAAAAACAATTTTTAAGGGAAAATGCGTCAAAAATTCCTGACCTTATAAATTTAACAAAACAATGTTTTGATGATGAGTCTTTAGATGGTAGGTCTAAAGAGGGTCGTGCAGTACGCAAATTTCTCGTAGAGAGTTCAATTGATTTCAAAACCACTGGTCGAGAGCCTTGCGAAAAGATAGAGTTTACAGAAGAACAAAAAGATTTCGTTCTTCAACAAGCTGAAGACGGTTTATCGTCTTTAGAGATAGCAAGGATTGTATTCGCTGATAGAAGAGTCACTCCGCTGTCTAATGAGCAACGAGCTGTACTTGCCTTGATAAGAGAGGTCAATCCAGACATTTTACCTTCTCAAGATAGTGGAGCGTTAAATTCATACATTTCACCGAAGTCTCCGAGTAGGATCATCAAAAAAATCAATGATGCCACTGGAATGGGTTTAGATGAATCTAGAGTTAACAGACAAAAGCAAATTTGCATTGAGAGACTTGGGATAAACTTAAAC